GTAACAAATAAGAATAAAAATTAATGTAATCATAGTTTTTTCTTTAAATATATGTATTATAGATGGTATAGTCAATATTTATATTAAAAAAGAAACATGAAAACACTAATAAAAAATTTATTAAGGGAAGCGATTATAGGTGACGTAATTAAATGTGATAATTGCGGTTGGGAATGGAATAAAAAAGATTCTAAAAAAAGTGATTTATATATTTGTCATGAATGTGGTCATGATAACGAACCACCTTATGATGATGACACACTTAATGAATCTGAAGGTGAGCAAAACGTTGCTGGTGTTCTTATTAAATGTCTCAAAACTAACCGTGTGTTTTTATTACATAGAAATGACCCTAACCCTAAATGGGCTCTTATGTCTGGTGGTATGGATGAGGGTGAAAAACCAATTGACACGCTAATCAGAGAAATAGGTGAAGAATTACAAATAAACGCTGATGGGTTAATACAATTTGAATATGATAAAACTGAACATATACCAGAAAAAAATAGAACATTTCATTTCTATAAAGGGTTTACTATGTCAGAATTTACACCTACATTGGACCATGAAAATTTGGGTTATGGTTGGTTTTCAAAAGATAATTTACCAAGTCCGTTATATCAAGGGTTGAAAGAAAAAATACAAAGAATATGAATGATAAAATGATTGATAGAGAAATTAAGATAATTGAAAATGAAATAGAAGCTGATAAATTCATGACTGGAATTAGAAAGAAAAGTTTCATTAACGATTTAAAAACTGGGTTAGGTGAAGAAATTAAAAAGAACCCAAATAAGGTTAAATTAATAAAAAAACCTTGGTACAGTAAAGGTTTAGATATTATAAAAAAAATATTTACAACGTTTTAATATGACATATGAAGATTTAATAGAAACGATATCTGAAATTTTAGATAACGATAAAATACAAAAACAAGGTTTAGTTTTGACTTATTTTTTAACAGAAAAAAACCATCATAAAATGAATGAACATTTATTTTATAAATCAAACCCTATCACTGAGAAATTTGAGACTAGTGATGAATTTGAAGTTGAAATAGATGGATTATTAATTAAATTTGTAAAAAGATAAAAATTTGTTTTTTACATAATTTTTTTATACTTTTGTATAAAATAATAAAATGAATAAACAAATTAAGTTATTAGAAGATTTTGGTGATTATGAATATGTCGCTGGTTTAGATGAAGTAGGTAGAGGTTGCGGTGCTGGTCCAGTTGTTACAGCAGCGGTTATAATGCCGAAAGGTTTCAAATCTCCACTTATAAGAGATTCTAAAAAATTATCCCCAAAACAAAGAAATGAAGCGTATCAATTAATAATGGATAACGCTATCGCTATTTCTTGTCAAGCTGGTTCTGTATCAGATATTGATGAAATTGGTATAAACCCAACCACCTTCAAAACTATGGTTAAAAATATAGATGAAATATCTGAAATTCTATCCAAAACTTATTCTATAGGTGAAACTGTTTGGGACCAAGAAAAACAACTAAACCAACTAAACCCAAATAGAGAACCGTTAAAAATAGAAGCTATCTTAGTTGATGGTACTGAATGGATTAAAGATTCAGATATTAAAGTAACTCTTGTACCTAAAGGTGATGATACCTACACATGTATTGCAGCGGCAGCTATTGTTGCAAAAGTTAGACGTGATGAATATATGTGTAAATTACATGAAATACACCCAGAATACAATTGGTGTAAAAATAAAGGATATTTAACACCAGACCATATTGAAGCTTTGAAAAACCATGGTTCAAATAAGTATCATAGAAAACAATATGTAAAAAATTTCGTAAAAAATTTGGTAGATTAAAAAATAATATTTACATTTGTACTATAAGAAATTTAAATGGAAAAAAATAGTAAAATATCGTTATTAATGTTAGTTAGTTTTTTAACATGTTTGCTTTTAGCATCATGTAAAAAAATTACGCCTGGTAGTTATACGCAAAATAATCCCCAAACAAAAGATACAGCTACTTGGGAGTGGCAATTTGAGAATAAAGGTACGTTACCTAATTGGGGTAATCCAACTACAAATATTTTAGTTGGTACTAGATGGGTTTTAACTAAGGTTGTTATTAATTTTGCATCATCAACACCAAACGATACTATCGATTTTGTGACCAATACTCAATACAAATGTAATAACAGCTCTTATAGAACTTATACATTAACATCTAGTGTTGCATCAACAAATAAAACTCTAACACTAAATTATTTTTATCCTTTTGGTGGTAGTCATTACAGTGGTCAAGTAGGTGAGTTTTTTGTTACTGATAGCATTATTAATAATGCGGAATTTAAAAATATTCAAAACTCGACATCATTAATAAAAGCATGGTTTAAACGTATAAAATAATTAATTTAAAATTAATAAATTAAAAAAAGTTAAAAAAACAGTTGTAAAATAAAAAAATAGTTAGTATATTTGTAACACTTAATTATAAACCTTAAAAATAAAATTATGAGCACATTTTTAAAAGCAATGCAAACATCAGATTCATTAACAGAAAACGGTATGGTGACGAATTCAACATCTTTGAATCACTGTGTAGATTTATTCTTCCAAATCGGTGCGATGAGAGGACAAGACAAGCAAAGATTAATCAATGCTTTCACTAAAGCGTTTGCTGAAAATCCATTACATGCAATGAAATTATTATTTTGGGCTCGTGATATTAGAGGTGGTGCTGGTGAAAGACAAATATTTAGAGATATTGTTGCTTATTTAGCTGAAAAAAGTACTGAGATATTAAGTAAAAATTTACATTTGTTTAACGAGTTTGGACGTTGGGATGATTTACTAACTCTTATTGGAACACCATTACAAACTAAAGCGTTAAACTTAATCTCTGATGCGTTAGATAGAAAGGATGGGTTAGCAGCTAAATGGATGCCACGTCCAAACGTATCTAACCATGAGAAAAAAATGTGGGCAAACGTGTTGAGAAAACACTTGGGTCTTACACCAAAACAATACCGTAAGTTATTGACTGAAAACTCTAACACAGTTGAGCAATTAATGTGTGCTAGAGAATACTCTAAGATTGAGTACTCTAAATTGCCTTCAAAAGCAATGAGTGATTACATGAAAGCGTTCTCTAAGAACGACTTGGAGAGATTCCAAGCTTATTTAGCTTCTCTTGAAAAAGGTGAAACTAAGATTAACACTGGAGCGGTGTACCCATATGATATCGTAAAATCATTGAAACAAGGTAACGCTAGAGGTGCTAACGAGCAGTGGAAAGCTTTACCAAACTACATGACTACAAATGAAGAATTTGTATTGCCAGTAGTTGACGTTTCTGGGTCAATGTCATACCCAGCTGGTGGTAACCCTAACGTTACTTGTATGGATGTAGCAATCTCTTTGGGGTTATATATCTCTGAAAGAAACGTAGGACCTTTTAAAGATGCTTTTGTTACTTTTTCTGATAGTCCAAAGTTAGAAATATTGAAAGGTAGCTTAAATGAGCGTTACAATCAACTTCAAAGAGCTGATTGGGGTATGTCAACAAACTTGGAAGCAGTATTTAAGTTAATACTTAAAAAAGCTACTGAGTCTAATGTCCCTCAATCAGAAATGCCGACAATGATTTTAATCTTGTCAGACATGGAATTCAATTCTGCGGTTAGTCGTAGAAATGGATACAGTGTAGGTGCTCAAAAAATGATTGATGAAATGTATGCAAATGCTGGATATAAAACTCCAAAACTTGTATATTGGAATATTCAATCAAGAAGAGATAACAACAAACCAGTACACTTTGATACAAATGGTACTTGTTTAGTTAGTGGTTTCTCTCCAGCCTTGTTAACAAATTTGTTAGCTGGTAAGGATTTATCACCGATATCAATGATGTTGAGTGTTATCAATTCTGAGCGTTACTCACCAGTAACAATCTAAGAGATTGTGGTGTAAAAACCACAATTTTATTCAAATGTTTGTATAGAAAGATGCATTCTGCAACTAAAAAAAACTTAAACAATTAATATAGTTTCCAGTCTATCAAAAACAAATGTAGTTTAA